TGAGTCTAACACCAAGCCTTTTGATTCTTTCACTGGTTCAATCAACGAAGGTGGAAGCGCAATAGGTACTATTACAGCGTTAGAGTTGAGCGTCGAGAACGGCATGGAAGCGACCTACTCGGTAGGCGATGCCACGACTAAAGAGCCGCCTTTGGGTCAGTTCCGAGTTACTGGGAGCATTACAGCGTATCTCGATAGCATGTCATTGGTTGACAAGTTCCAAGACGAGACTGCTTCGGCTATCGCTTTCACGCTGACAGATGCAGCAGGCAACGACTACACATTTGAAATGGATGAAGTGCAGTACAACAGCGGTAATCCAGAAGTCGGCGGCCCCGGTTCCGTTACGGTTTCTTTGGACTTTATCGCACTGTACGACACATCGGCGACTACTAATCTGAAGATTACGAGAGCGCCTGCATAATTTGGGGATGGTCCCCTAGAGGAAGGGCATGAAGCTAAGCGAGTTATATACCGCGGATATACATGAGGACGGAGCAGAAATAAACATTGTGAACCCGGTTACGGGTAAAAAGAGCGATGTATTTATTAAGGTCAGGGGACCAGACTCCAAAGTGTTTAGGGATGCGATATTAGAGCTAAACAGAAAGCAACTGACAGATGATCAAGCATCAATGGTAAATGTGTTGGCTAAATCAACAATAGGCTGGCGGGGGTTAGTCGAAGATGATGGCAAAACCCCCGTTGAGTTTAGCCCAGAGTTAGCCTTGACCATTTACGAAAAGTCGCCTGATATTGCCAATCAGGTGATGACGTTTATAAGTGAGCGCCAAAATTTTACCAAGGGCTAGTCGATGAGTTAATAATCTACGGTAAATGGCAGTTTTGGGCCGCAGGTTACGACAAAGACGCAAAGGCTAGTCGCTTAGAAAACCTACAACAAGTGGAGAAATCACTAGGTAGGAAGCCAAAAGAGCTTTTAAATGCGCCATCACTGAGAGATGAGCTTGCTTACATCTGGACCGCTTTCGTAAGGTTACGCAACGCATCAGATGGGCCTATCAGCTACACCGAGATGCAATCCTTCATGGACATCAACGGCAGGCTGGCGGGTTTTGAAATAGATGCGATAATGGCGCTAGACAGTGCCTATCGCAAAGAGGCTCAAAATGGCTGATACAATAGCGTCCCTTGGGATAGAGGTAACACAGAAGGGTGTAAAAGAAGCCCAAGAGTCGCTTGGTAAGCTAGGCGTCAAGGCTGGTGCGGCTGAAAAAGCCGTCAAGAAGTATAAGAAAGAAACTCAAAGCAATACTCAAGCACAAAAGCAGTATGCCGCTCAACAACAAAAAACGACGGCAGCAGTAAGCCAAGCAGAGCAAGTTCATAAATCTGCTAGGGGCGGGTTCCGCGCAATGCGGGGCGCTACTCAGCAGCTATCATTTCAGCTTCAAGACGTAGCAGTTCAGGCCCAGTCAGGCACTAGCGCATTTACTATTCTGGCCCAACAGGGTCCGCAGATCCTATCGGTATTCGGCCCCGGCGGTGCGGTAGTTGGTGCGCTAGTCGCATTTGGCGCGTTGATTGGCGGCGTTTTAGTCAGTGCGATGGGGGATGCTGAAGAATCTATCGATGATTTAGATGAGGCGCTCAAGCGCCTTGATAGAACAGCAGAAACAACAGAAAACGGTGTATCCAAGCTATCCGAGAGAATTTTTAAGTTAGCTCGCAAATCGTCAATCGCTGCAATGGCAGAGCTTGCTAGAAGCCAAAACACAGCAGAGCAAGCTGTTCAGGCTCATCGAAAAGCTATAGACGATCTAATCGAAAGCGAAGATAGGTTTGTAGGCGATTCCGCGTTTGACGACACCCTTCGTCATAGCGCAGAACTCCTTAAAAATCTTGAAGCAGCGGGTAACAGTGCGACAGATATTGTAGCGGGTCGATTAAAAAATGAGTTGTTGAATCACGCAGGCGTTCAGGCATTAGGAAAGGATTTAGGCCAGCTAATTCGCTCATTCGGCGTAGGAGAGGAAAGCGCAGGTAAGCTCATAAAAACCGTTGGTTCATTAGACCCCAACGACATACAAACCTATAAAGACCTGCAAACCGTTCTGGATGACGTTTTAGTCGCCGAAGGTGGAGATGTCAAAGACCGATTCTTTGAGTTTTCGGCAGCCATTAGCGATAACGTTGAAGAAATTGAAGCATACGATGGCAAAGTAAAATTACTTGGAAAGTCTTTAGAGGCGCTCAAAGAAAGCGGTATGGGCGGCTTGATAGCAGTAGGCGACCCTCAACGACAAATTGATGCACAGAACGAGCTTATTGACCTTCTCAGGAAAGAGGACGAGGAAAGACAAGAGCTTCTTCGTAATAATGTTGAGATTAGAGACAAAATGCGCTCTATGCTGCAAAAAGAAGTAGATGAGACAGAAAGAGCAGAACAAGAAAAACAAAGACTCCAAGAGCAAACGGCCAAACATCTGTCTACACTGTACAGCGCCACTAGTCCAGCCGTCCTATCATTCGCCCGCCAACAGCAAGCAATACTTGCAATTTTAGAAGAGTCTAATGAGAAGCAACTGCTTTCTGATGAAGCTCTGGATCGCGCTAAGAAAACACTACAAGAAGATCTGACGGCTTTTATTAAAGAAGAAACTGAAAAGAGAGAGCAAGCAGAGCTTCAATCACAACAGCGACAAGCAGAAGCACAAGCTAGGGCAATCTACAATCAAATGTCCCTAATGGAAAAGTGGGCGCTTTCCACCCGAGAGGCGATGGAAAATGTAGAGATGCTACAGCTTCAAATGGTGCAAAGTTTTGAAAACAACTTAGGTGGGGCGATAGAAGGGTTGCTAACTGGAACGCAGTCGTTTAAGGAAGCGTTCGGCAATATGACAAAGGCCATACTTCAAGAGTTTTTAGGCATGGTTGCTCAAATGATAGCGCAGAGAATCGCGTTTGCGTTATTCGGGGCAAAAGTAGAAAAGGTGGCAGCCTTGAAGTTGGCGGCTTATCAAGGCGCATTGTCGCAAGCGAAGGTAGCCGAGGCCGCCTTAAATGCTTATGTATCAACATTGGCAATACCGATAATCGGGCCGGGATTGGCTCCAAAGGCGGCTGCAACAGCCGCAGGAGTCGCAGAAGGGTTAGCCGCGATAAACACGACAGCGAACATAGCAGCAGCGGGGGCTAGGGCTACAGGCGGTCAGGTGCTAGGCGGTCAAACTTATCTAGTCGGAGAGCGTGGCCCTGAATTACTTACGATGGGGGGCACAGGCCGAGTAGCAAGTAACGACCAACTCAAGCAAGCCATCGGTGGAGGCGAAAGCATCCAGATAGTCAACAATATTGACGCTAGGGGTGCGGGACCAGATGTAGATAATAAGATCCGTCAGGCCATGAAAGAAACTTCAGCGATAACAATGGCTAACGTGCAAGACTTAATGAGGAGGCGTAGGTTCGCATGACCACGTTTGTATTTTCTACCGAGGTTCCTAACGTCAAGCCATCCTCTTCTAGCTGGGAGCTAGTGACTAACACGCGGACCTTTCAAAGCCCTCTCACCGGGGCTGTTCAGACCGCAGCCCGCAAGGGTTCGCACTGGAAGATCTCTTTGACTTTCGAAAACTTGTTCGGAGAGAACAGAGCCAACATGCAAGCGTTTCTGGCTTCACTAGAAGGGCAGGAGCATAGGTTTACCATTGAAGACCACTCATTCAGTAGGCGCGGCACAGGAGTCGATACAGGGCTTGTAACAGCGGCTAGTAGCGGCAACACGCTAAACGTTACTAGAACATTAAGTAGCGCCTTGACCATTGAGAAAGGTGATTATTTAAGCGCGAACGATCAATTATTTATGGCGACGGCCAAGGTCAACGGAACTACGGCGACTTCATTCGCTATAACTGTCTCACCCTTGGTCAGATCATCGTCAACTGGTGAGGTTGTAGAGCTAGATACGCCAAAAGGCACGTTTATATTGACCAGCTCTACCGGCTGGGACACAAAGCCGGGGATATTTTCATCATTCAAGATTGAAGCTATAGAGGACGTTTTAGCATGAGCAGGGATTTAGCGGCCAATACAGCCGCGCAGTATGCCGCGTCTCATGTCAATCCTATCGTATTTGCTAAGTTAGAGTTTGATCCTTCTACGGCTGGAACGCTTTATCTGCATAACGGTTTAGGGCCATATACATGGGGCGGTCAGACATGGACCGGCACAGGGGATTTAGGACAAATAAGCTCAATAGAAGAAGGCGAGCAAATCAGCCCCTATAACATTCGGCTTACGTTGTCTGGGCTAGACGCGAATTTAGCAGCAGAGGCCGTAAAGCAGGACTATTATCAACGGCCTGTCACCCTATACTTAGGGGCGCTTAATTCCTCAGATCAATTAGTTGCTGATCCTGATCCCATATGGAATGGGTTTATGGATCAGATGAACGTAGTCGTAGGCGGCGACAATGGAGATACCATAGAGCTATCGGCTGAAAGCGAGCTGGCAATGTTTAGCCGTTCAAAAGATGTGTTGTATACCAACGCTAGACAACAAAGCGATTCTGCTGGAGACACTTTTTTCACTCACTTACAAGAGATGGAAGACATTACGCTAGATTGGGGTAAGCGCAAAGCGGGAAGTGGTGGAGGTACTCGGGTGATATTAGATGAAACCGAAAACGGCGATCCAAGGGAAGAAAATTAGCTCTTTTGCAGTTAATCAGGCTTTCAATGAATGGGGCCGGAATCGCTTTGACTACGGCTTGATTGATTGTTGTCAATTTACGGCTTTCGTAGTTCAACGCCTAACAGGAAAAGATTATTCTGAAGGGTTTGTCTATTCTAGCAAGCTGGAAGCATACGATATTATTAAGAAACACGGCGATCTCATTGATTTATTTACCCATATCCTTGGATGCAAGCCAAATGAGGCGATTAATGACGGCGACCCTTGTATAATCGAAATGGACGGGGTAGGACAGATCGCGGGGGTAAAATACGGCGACAGTGTTGTTTGCCTGTTAGAGCAGGGATTCGCTAGGTTGCCAAACCACATGATTAGAGCGAGCTGGACGTTATGCCACAAGTAGGAGCTTTTTTAGCCACAGTCTCAAAGATTGTAACATTTGGCAAAGTCGCGGGGGGTACTGCCGCACTAATAATCGGCGCTACAACAATCGTCGGCGCATCTTTTGCCGCTTCAAGGCTTTTACGCCCCAAAATAGATATGGATATTGGGGATGGCGACGGATCTCGTCAAAGGACCGTTAGATCTACGATTGAGCCGCAAAAGCTGGTTTACGGCGAAACCATGGTTAGCGGCCCATTAACGTATGCTCAAGTGTCAGGTACTAATAACAAGTATCTTCATCAAGTCATTGCGTTAGCTGGTCATGAGTTAACACAGATAAAAGAGATACATTTCGACGATAAATCTATCGATATAACTGACTCGAACATATACAACGCGAGCAATAGATCAGTTATCAGCGGATTTTTCGGTCCTAAGAATGATGAGGGAGGCAATAGTGAAACTGTAGTTCTAATAGATACTCGCTTGGGTACGTCAAGCCAAACGGCTTACGCAGATTTAAGATCTGACTCTAAAACTTCACAAGAGTATTTAGCAACTCATCGAGGGGACGGGATCGCCAGCCTATACACCAGATGGACTCTCAACGAGGGATCTAGGGAAGTTTGGGATGAGGTTGGTTCGGTTCAGAATATCAAGGCGGTCGTAAAGGGCAAAAAAGTCTATGACCCTCGATTAGATGTCAATGCTGGGAACACAGCCGGAACCAATCCAACTAACGCAAGCTATGTCGTTTACTCGGATAATTCTTTAAGCACCGGCAGCGCAGTCGGTAATTATGATCGAAGCAATCAGGGGCAGAACCCAGCACTGATACTCGCTGACTACTTAATGGATTCAAGGTTTGGATTGGGTGTTGCATCTAGCAAGATTGATTGGTCTTCGGTAGTCGCAGCAGCAGATCATTGCGACCAACTGGTTCCTGTTCCTAGCTCTGCTACTCAAAAGCGTTTTTTCGGATCTGGCGTAATCTTTGGCGGCGATAAGCACCGCAGAAGTATTGAAAAAATACTAGATGCGATGAACGGATCGCTAGTGTACACCTCTGGTAAATATGTCATCAGGGCGGGGGTTTACTTCGCAGTATCGGAAACCTTAACAGAAAATGATGTAATTGGACCTGTTCAGGTTCGAACCTCTATCCCAAGATCAGACCGATTTAACCAAGTCAAAGGTTTATTTATAGACCCTAACGAAAACTACAAGATGATGGAGTTCGGCCCCGTTACTACAGGGGCCAATGATTTTAACTCTCAGCCGGTGGGGGCCATTGCAAGAGATAACGGCGAGGTTTTAACGCAAGAAATAAGACTGCCATTTACTTCTAACAGATACGCAGCGCAACGCTTGGCATTGTTGCAAGTTGCCCAGTCATATCATCAAACGGTTATTACAGTTCCGGTCAACCTAAAGGGAATGCGGATTGCTATTGGGGATCGGGTCAATCTGACTATCGACGCATTGAACGAAGTCGATTCTGGTAGTTGGAGTCCGAAGATATTTAAGTGCATCGGCTGGTCATTTTCTGAATCAGATCAAGGCGGTATTGACCTAACGCTGATTGAAGATTTTAGTGCTAGTTATAACAACCCACAAGAAAGCGACTATTCGACTATAACGGCAGAGGGTGTAATTACCACTAGCTTGCCTGATGTTCCATCACCTACCAATTTCACGGCTACGGCAGGAATAAACAGAGTAGAGCTTGACTGGACCAACCCGCCTAACAGCGGAGCATGGGAGCAGATCTGGGTATATGCCAGCGCCAGCAGCACCACGCCTACCGATTCTTCAACCCCAATAGCTAAATTCAGAGGCACTAGCTTCACCCACATGCTCGATGGGGGTACTAATAATTACTACTGGATTCAGGCTGTAAGGTATCCAAATGGAACCACGCCGGGATCTGGTCAGACCAACGCAGCTAAATCCGCGTTTATTCCGTCGTCTCCTACTAACGTTACTGCCAACAAGATCACTACCGCAGTTATCGGTGATGGGCAAGTCGATACTACTCAGATCGCAAACGATGCAATCGATTCTGACAAGATAGACACGATCCAATCATCTAACTACAGCAACTCAGCAGGCTCAGAGGCGGGCTGGAAGATCGATCAGGACGGTTCCGCAGAGTTTAATAACGTAGTAGTTAGGGGGAACGTAAACGCCACCACGGGGACGATAGGCGGTCTGACGGTAGGTTCCGATAAAATCTACGTTGGAACTGGAACCCACAACAACTCTAACACCGCATTTTATGTAGACGATCAGGGTCAATTCAGTCTTAAAGATAAGCTCGTATGGAACGGCACAGCTTTAACCATCGATGGCAGTGGTACGTTTAGCGGTGCGCTAAGTGCAGCAACAGGTTCTTTTACAGGTACGCTTTCAGGCGGGACAATAAGCGGTGGCACAATATCCATCGGATCGAACAACGATATATTCAAAGCCGATAGCAACGGCATCTATCTAGGCAACGCTACATTTGGATCAGCGCCGTTCAGGGTTACACCAGCAGGCGCATTGACTGCAACTAACGCAACCATAACAGGCGCGGTAACGGCAACCAGCGGCACGTTTACGGGAACAGTCAACGCTAGTGCTGGAGCGTTTACGGGTGACGTAAGCACAGATTCTAAGTTTACGGCTGGTTCGTCGAATGACGTTGCGATAGTTGACGGCGGCGATGCTCTTTATCGGTTCTATGCTGGCGATGCCTCATCGGAGAACGCAGCGTTTAGGGTGGACAAAGACGGTCACATTGACGCTCGAGATATCAAGATTTATGACGAAGATGGTCAGGTCATCCTTGACGCAGAAGGGTTCCACGGCTCTGGTCTAGGGAATATATCTGCAAACTCTGGCATTGGTGTCAGTGAAGTTGCAGGCAAGCTCGATGACAACGCTGATGAGATTACGTTCACAACGGGAACAGCAAGCGAAGCGTATACCTTCGAGACGAAGGTACAGATAGACATTAACCAAGATGCTGGCAGCGGTGAATCTCCAACTACTAGCAATCTGTCGTTCGCTGGGGCTGATCAGTCAGCAGTCACAACGATCATCGGACAGGTCAAGCTGATTGTTGAGTATTTTGTAAAGACAAGCGGCGGCAGTTACAGCGGTACGCCAGACTACACAGACGAGTTCACCTTCGTCAGTGGAACTAGCGCGTCATCATCACAGCTCGGAGTCAATGTCTTCACCTTGGGTAGCCGTGGCGCAGGTGTGGTTTATGCGAACGTCGGCGCATCTGAGGCGATTGCTGATCCATCGATATCAGGCGCGAGGTTGTTCGTTAAATCAACGAAGGACATCACGTTCTCGACCGCAGCGACACACAACGTCAAGGTCAACGCTAGGATTGCCACAACGTCAGGGACTACGCTGACAACCTCAACGACACCCGCTCTTGATGCTTCAGTGACTACGGGTACGGGTGTAATCCTCGGGTCTGATGAGACCCAAAGCTCTCTCGAAGACTTCCGCAGGCTGTACACCATTAAGCCAGCATCAGGCAACACCAAGACGATTATTGCATCAACAACAGATGACACGTTCAGTAGTACAGGAGGATCATCGCTTCTGACTTCTGGGGGTACGATTTCAGGTAGCTTAGTGGTCACACAAGACCTAACCGTTCAAGGCACTACTACCACGCTAGACACTACGAACACTCTGATCAAGGACGCCTTGATAGAACTAAACTCTGGTCATACAGGCGCTAATACTAACGACACTGGATTGATTCTTGAGCGTGGGTCAACTGGTAACAATGTCTTTATCGGCTGGGATGAGTCATCAGACAGGGTAACATTTGCTACAACGACAGCGACAGGCGCGTCAACGGGTAATCTCAGCCTTACAGCAACAGACATTCAGGCGGCAGCATTGCGAGGTAGCAGTGTTGTTACTGGCGGCGTGACGAGGCTCGACAACAGCGGGAATCTTAGCTCTATCGGTACTATCTCGTCGGGCGCAATCAGCGCGGGAGAGCAGTCCGTCTTCACTGGCAACGCAATCTCAGGCACTCCGAATAGTAACGCACAGATTGTAGCGGCTGACTCAGGCGTTGCAGGTATTGCGATCCACGCAGACGATGGCGGTCAAAGTTACATTTGGTTCGGTGACACTACAGATAACGCAGTCGGGAGAATCTACTACAACCACACCTTAGATAAAGTTTTTTGGCGTGTGGGAGCAGCGAACGATGTACATACGTTGGATTCCTCGGGCAACGCCACGTTCAGTGGCACACTGACAGGTCAAAAACTTGTTAGCACTGATGGAGTGTTAGAGCTTGATGATAACGGGACGCACAACGGAATCATCAACGTCCCTGCCTCCCTTCGCATAAATATCGACAGCGATAACAACAACACGGGCGAATCGTTCCAAGTTGGCAGCAACGTAACTAACATATCGGGCAGTAACATACTTTTTCAGGTTGCCGAAAGCGGCAACGCCACGGTCTCGGGTCATCTTGGCGTCAACACTGCCGCCTCGTCATCTCTGGTAATAAGTGCCGCGACTAGCACTGCAAATCATTTGGCCGCGCAGTTTGAAAACAGTAATACCGCTGATAGTTTTGGAATCGTGGTAAAGGCTGGGAATGATGAGAATGACTATGCCGCTGATTTTCGTAAACGAGATAACACGTCAATTTTAAAGTTGCTTGGATCTGGAAACGCCACGTTTTCTAACACGGTGACTGCAACTGCGCTGAATTTAGGTGATAACTCTACGAACGAAATACCGATCGCGTTTTTAAGCTCTAGCACAGATTTTGCGCTCGGCGCGAACGGCAATAACTTCATGTTAACGCAGTCTACGGGCGATCTTGACAGTAACGCTTTGTTAACCATTTCCAGCACAGGCAACGCCACGTTCGCGGGTGGAATTACGTTCTCTGGCGATATGTTTGGGACTAACTCATCCTCAAATTTAGTGATTGGAAACTCTGCATCTGGAAATATCTATCTGGGCGGCGGTAACAGCAATACTAATAACCTATACTTACAAACAGGTTCAAGCATTGCGCTAACGCTTGACGTTTCGAACAACGCCACGTTCGCAGGTAGTCTCACAGTTAATGGGTCTTCAAAATCCAGCTTTTACGCGCTACAGCTGGCACGCTCCAGCAGTGGGCTGACTACTCCAGATATTTGGGGCGAGAACAGCACCCTAGTTCTAGGCACAAGCTCTAGTGATGAGCGTTTGGCTTTATCGACCAGCGGAGCAACGATTTACGGAGCTGGGACTATCAAGTCGGACGCTGGCAGCGGTATGGCAGCAGACATTGATTTCCTATCCACCAATACAAGCGGGTTCGGCAGCAGCTACGCCATTGACTCACGCATCAGAAGCGTAACGGGCGGCTCGTCGAACGCCTACCATTCGCAACTTGAGTTTTACACAAACGACACCAGCAACAACCTAGACCTCGCACTGACATTGGATTCGGCGCAAGCCGCCACGTTCGCAGGCACAGTCTCAAGCGGTCAAATAACGTCGACAATCACCTCGGGTGTCGGAATCCGCACCGTCTACGGATTATTCGCTCAGTTTGCGACTGACTCGCAGATGGATCTTGTGAGCAGTTCGGCTGGGACTTGGGGTTCCGCGATAAATTTCGTTGAAGGCTCGAATACTTCTAACACTGACGTCTGGAGCATTGCGCGGAAAACGACTGGCGGGTTTGGCGATTCTAGCCTGCACTTTAATTTCGGCACTACTAACAGCCACGAAAATACCAGCCGAGTTTCATTTTCATCCGCTGGCAACGCTACGTTTGCAGGCAATATCACAGTGCCTCAAGGTCAGATAGTCAGTGATGGCACTTCATTAATCATTGACGGTGATGCTGGGAAAGAAGTTGAAATAAGGTCTGCTCGTGATATTCGCTTAGTTATTGATGATAACAACGACGATGAAACTAACGAATTCCACATATACAAGCACTCAGTAGCCTCTGGTAACGAGCTACTAACCGTTGATCAATCTGGTGATGCTACGGTTGCTGGGGCAATCACCGCGAAAAAAGCCACTTTGACAGATGACGGAAGTTCAAGCCCAATTCTTCGCGTGGTTGCTGATGATCACGTCCCTTGGGCGTTTCAGATCGAAAATGATTCTGCAACAAATGATGGAATGTTTCGGGCTTATGTAAACAACAATAACAACTTGTACTTTCGCGCACAAGAAACGGGCGATTACCCAACGTGGTATTTCGAAATCAGCAACGGAAGCAGCGTCGTCACTCCTTTTTCCTTGACTAGTAGTAATGCGACCTTCAATAGAACTAGCCGACATTACGGTAATGGTGCAGCGTCTTTAAGTTGGGGAGATACGAGCGATGTAGGCGCACTGAGTTTTAGCGGTTCTAACGCAATCGTAAGATCTACGGTTAATAACGCTGACATCATTTTCCAAGGTAATTCGAGCGGGTTCTTTACAGCCTTAACGCTGGATATGTCAGAAGCTGGTGCGGCTACGTTCAACTCCACCGTTACCGCTCCAACTTTTATAGCTGGAGCCTATGGCGCAGGCGGTACAGCGGGTGACGGTTTCCGAATCAACTCTACTGATATTTATGGTCAAGTAGATTCCGTCGACAAAATTCACCTGTCAGCACCAAATGGAAATGCCTACTTCGCAGGCAGCGTAACCGTTGGCGGGAACATTGATGCGCCCGATAACGCGAAAATTCGCTTGGGCGATGGTGATGATCTACAGATTTATCACGATGGTTCAAATAGCTATATCGATGATGCGGGGACTGGTCTTTTAGCAATAAGAGCAAATTCTGGGGTTTATCTGCAAAAGTACACTGGAGAAACGCTTGCAACATTTGTAGCAGACGGGGGTGCGGCTATTTACTTTGATAATGCCGCTCGTTTGGTCACAACCGCCACAGGCATTGACGTACCTGGCACAGTGACTGCTGATGGTTTGACTGTTGATGGTAATGGTAAATTTACAGGCACTGCTACAGGAGCTACTGCATCAAGTGCTGGCAACAAACTCGTAGTTGACGACACTGAAAACGGAATAAGTATTTTGTCATCAACAGCAGGTGCTGGATATTTAATTTTTGGCGACTCTGATGATAACGATATTGGAATGCTTATTTATGATCATTCCGCTAATGCTTTAAGAACTTACGTAAACGCCGCAGAGCGCATTCGCATTGATTCCTCTGGGTTGGTTGATATCGGCTCCAATGGCGGTGCATCAGCAGGAGCATCAAAACAATTACTCAGCTTAGTTAACCCAAGCGGTACTGCAAACACGGCAGCACGTCTTTGGATGTCAGGAACTAACGCGACAACGCGTGGCGCTTATATTGAAGCTCAGGCGCAATCAACAGCAAATAACCACGATCTAATTTTTGCTACCTCTGCGTCAAGTTCCACACCAAGCGAGCGTATGCGTCTTACCCATGACGGTGACGTTCATTTTCCAATAGCAACCAATGCGATGGGTAAGTTCGCAGACAATATAGGTGAGGTCGGCAGTGGAAATTTCGCATTACAGGTAAGCAACACCGCGCAATCAGCCTTGAAGCCATTCGGCATTCGCGCCGAGGATATTCGATTCGCTACTGGCAGCTCCGAGAAACTCAGGATTGACAGCACAGGCAATATTCTCATGCAGGGCAGTAGTCCTGAGTTTCACTTTGGCACTAGCTCGGCGAGTCACTACAACTGGCGGGTCGCAGTTCAAGAGGCTGTAGACGCAGGCTTTGAAATTGCAAGCGGAACGCAAAGTGCGGGCAGTGGAGCTTCGAGCGATAGCTACACCACACGTTTCGTGATTAAAGGGGATACGGGTTACATCGGGGTAAATACTAACAGCCCCGGCATGCACTTAGACGTGCGCGGCAACGCTCGAATCGGAGACGGGACATCAGGCGAGCAGGATATTTTCTTCTCAGCGGGAAGCGGCGCGTGGCAAGTCGGCACTAATGCAGGTGGCAACGGAACAAGCAATAACCAGTTCTACATCTACGACAGTGCCTACCGATTGACCGTCCAAAAAGGAACGGGTCACGTGGGCGTGGGTCGGGCAGATCCGGGTTACGGGTTAGATGTAAAAGCAACAGGTGCCACCCTAGCAAGATTTACAGCGTCAAGCGGTGATGCGTTAGTTCGGATCATTGCCAACGACTACGCAACTGAGGCGGATGCTCGCTTGTTTTTAGGTGAAGCCAACAACTACGGCATGACTTTAGAGTATGACGGCGTATCGAATATCGGCTACATCGGAATGAACGATAATGTATCCCCGACTAGCTCATATTCCAAGCGCATTCAGTTTCCGCGCACCAACAATACGACCTCTTTTATGGCGGGTCCAGTTAGCATTCTTAAAAGCGCAGTCTCAACCGTTAGCCTGAGCATTGCGGCGCAAGCTACCTCAAACAGTTCCTACGGTCTCGAAGTAACTAATGCAACGTCAAATACCAGATTCCTAGTCGATGGGACAGGCAATAGCTGGTGGTACAAGACCGACAACGTGGTAGGAATGAAGTTTAATGCAGCGCCTTCATCACTAGCGCCTCTACTTGATATCACAAATAACAATAATACTACTGCAACCTCATGTGGTTTATCTGTTCAAGGCGGTGGGAACAGTGGAGGTGATGGCTATCAGTTCCGTACCAAAGATATGTCGGGGAATGTTGATTTCTTTATTCGAGGAGATGGCAACGTACTGATAGCGAAGACTAACACCACTTTCAGCACCTCTGGTATTGAACTTCGCGCTGGCAATGGCGGGTCTCGCTTCATTAGGAGTAACGCAGAGCCGATTTTGATTAATCGCACAGGTTCAGAAGGAAAAGCTCTTGGCATATACAGCGATGGATCTGAATCAGGAAATATTGGCACAATCTTCGACGACCTTTACATTGGTACTGGGGACACGGCTATTCGGTTTGACGATGGCAATAACGCAATCACGCCAAGGGGAGTAGAGGGTGCAGCTAGAGATGCCGCCATTGATATCGGAACGTCCTCAGTACGCTTTAGGCATCTATCCTTGAGTGGAGGCGTTTACGTAGGGAACGGTACTGAAAGCGCCCCAACGATGACCTTTGATTCAGATACGGATACGGGCTTTTATAGGTACTCGGCTGGCAAGATCAGCATGACTGCCAACGGAACCGAGGCTATGCGAATGTCTGGTTTCGGACTTGATCTGTCAATGAACTCTAGCGCCTACGTTGACTTAAACCGATCAGGATTCATCACTTTCTACGGGACGGGCAGCAACCAACACGGGATCGGTTCTCGTGATTACGCTGGAACAGCTAGCGATGACATCCGCATCAATAGTTTTGGCTCCGTAAATATCAATCTTGATGCCAACAATGACAACACTTCTGCGGCAAATTTCTATATAGGCAAGCACGGTGCTGGCGCTGGAAACATGACCATTATCACTGAGGTCAACGGTGAGAATGGAAACCTAACTACAGCTGGGAATGTAACGGCATACGGATCGCCATCGGATATAAGGCTCAAAGAAAATATTGAAACGATCCCCAACGCACTGGACAAGGTCAAAAAGCTCCAAGGCGTGACGTTCAACTATAAAAAAGATGGCTCACGCTCTACAGGCTTAATCGCGCAAGATCTGCAAGAAGTGCTTCCCGAAGCTGTTTACGAAGCCAATGAAATCGCTTCAGACGAAAAGTTCTTAGCTGTCCGATACGGCAATACCGTTGGTCTGCTTGTGGAGAGCATTAAAACCCTTGAGGCGCAAGTCTCAGCCTTAACCAAAACCATTGAGGAAATGAAAAATGGCAGTGACAAAGACAAGTAAGATTGAAAGCATCCACATTCATTACTGGGATACGGTGCCTACCGTCGAAGTGATGACCTCGTTCACCTGGGATGATCCTAACGACGATCAGCTACCGATTAGCAACCGCTCATCTCATTCGATTAAGAAGATGACCTCGACTACTACCTATAACGAGAACACTGGCGAAGCGACCACTACTGAATCACCGACTGATTATAGTGGCGAAGACCCCAAAGTAATCGCAGTGTGCGACTTGGTATGGCCGACTGAGTAAGTTATGGCGACCTACACGGTCACGGTTAGCGATCTCGGCTCTGCTATAGCATTTGGTTTTTCGCAGGTCAGCGGCAACGGGGAAACCTCTAGCAGCCCTATTCAATTAGTTGAAGGGGATGTGCTGGAGTTTTCGCCTGCCTTACTTCCAGGTGATGCGACGATAACGATTGGATCTTTTGCTTCTACATTCTGGACTAGCACAAGTTCAATCACGTTTACTGCTCCTACCACAACTTCGCAAAGTCGAACGGTAAAAAGCAGCCCTACTTTAGCCGCGTCTAGCGTTACCGCGAGCGCGTCTTCGCACACTTCTGATACTTGCTTTTTCGAAATTATAAGTAGCACTGATGGATTGCCAGATGATATTGATGGCGATTTAGGTAGCAACATTACAGGCGCGACTCCTGGCAACACTTTTGACTTTCCGCCAGTCACGGTATCTGGTGTCAGTGTCGCAATCGTTAGCAGAGCTACCGCAACATCAAGCTCAGGTGACACGATAACCTGCGAGCATAAAGTCGGAGCAAACGGCACATACAGCGCGTCTGATAAGATCTGTAACAATGGCGATAAAATTTATGTTCGCTGCAATGCTGACGATGATTTCTCCGAAACCGTCACGATCACCATGAAGTTAGGCAGTAACGTAGGAAGTCAAGGCGTGTTAGGGACAACCTACGTCCAAGACGTTGTAACGATTACAACTTTTCTTGATCCTTTGACTGGAACACGCATACCGTTCACACCGTCAAGCGGACAAATCAGCTTAAACGACATTTCGAAGTTTCATGGTCCTGGCGATGGGCTACAGGCCAGTTTGAGCAATTATTATCGTGGCGGCTCGTACATCATTAACACAACCACAGGATCTCCAAATAATAGTGCCTTGCCTACAAGTGGACAGATTTCTTTTGATGATTTTTACAACAGTTTTACCACGATTTATTTCCCATCGCCGCCAGGGAATCAAAGCCTGTCTTTGAACACCACAAGCTCATCAGCTACTGGCCAACTAGACTGGAGCAGATCCGCAGGCGATTGGACGATAGGCTTTAGTCCGACGATGTTTGGAAACGTAGATTATCGACTAACTCATGAGGTAACAGAAACCACGGGTCAGTCAGGCATGTATAGCCGTATAACTCAATACGACCTGACTTTTGGCGGCACAACCTACGATCTAACGAACACGAGCAATCACGCTGCCTTCACCACTGGATACACTACAAGCACCAATCCTAGCATTGTGATTGACGTGGCAGCTAACGCCTCGACTGAGTATTATCTGGCTGGTGAAATCACCCTGACTATTAGGCACAAGGTTCAGACTAGCTATACCTATTCGGCAACGTTTGAGTATTACATATTAATATTCGGCCCCTAGCGCCATCAAAATGATAGTGGTAGCCGCTTTCATTCAGAGGTAAACTACGCAGGTTTAAGGAAGGAGGACGTATGACAGACCAAAACGAGCAACAACAAGAGCAGCAAGCGCCATCGTTCAACGTGAATTCGTATCGTATGCAATTGCAAATTCGAAATTTAGCTCAACGTAATGCGGATTTAGCCGCTCAGATTAGTGCTCTGGAGGCCGAAATGCAGATTAAAGAGCAGATCGAGAAAGGCGAGATAAAGGCTGTAGAAAAATCGCCAGCAGCAACGCCTGAAGAAAAAAAGCCTGAGGAAGATCCACACGCCAATGCGGACGATTTGGGCAACCCGCCGCCGCACTGATAGACAATGAACGAGGAAGCTAAAACAGCGTTAGACGCCGTGGCAGTCAGCGGTACAGTTGCTACGATGGCTGGATGGCTTCCTCCCTTGGCCTCTGCTTTAACAATTATCTGGTTGTCTATTCGGATCTGGGAGTCTAAAACTATCCAGGCTATGCGGAAACGAAAGGATGACTGAGGATGTTTGGATTTGGATTCGGCGAGGCTGCTACTATAGCGGCAGTGCTGCAAGGACTAAAGGCTCTAAACGAAGGTTTAGCGACCGTCAAAGAGGCGGGTGCGAACGCTGG